AATAATTACCATATAAGTAATTAATTCTCTTATTATTATATATATTATATATATAAGAAGAGAAATTTCAGTCACATACCCAAAATAGAGGCGATATCACTCTCAGATACAGTGATATTAGCAGAAGGAAAGCCATCCAAATCGTATCCCAAGCTCAGAAGAATATCTATTGTCTTTTGATTCTCCAGATTATTACAAAGATACTTCCTTTGCTTGTTTTCTCCTTCCATCAGCGGACAGCCACCGTGATTTGCGCACATACCCCATTTACGACACAGATCAAGCATAGCTTCTTGTGCTGTCATTCCTGTGCCTTCTTTCTAATCTCACGCATACGTTCAGCCAGAGCCTTCTTATGCTCTTCTGAGAGTGTACTCCTACGAGGAGCATACGGATAGAGAGAAGCAGACTTAGGATGAACAGAGAATGTCATAGAGTACTTGTCTTCCTTTACCAGCCGGCCGTAGTCAGGATGTTCCTTACAGAACTTCTCAAACCTTCTCATAACGACCTTATCGGTTGTGTATACTTCAGCCCAGGCACCAAGATGGTACGCAGAAAAGTTAATAATAGTCTCCTTGTCTTCAAGCAAGGTATCATACTTAGGTTCCATAGTTCCTCCTTTACGGTTATTTTCGAAAGTCTTCAAGGTTAGGTACCAAACTATTGTTCTGCACCATTCTTAAATTCAATATTCCTATGGTCATATACGAACGCATCATTCTTACAGGTGATATGAATCCAGCCGTTGAGCTTCAGTTCTTCTGCGATGTCGCAAACGACATCCAGAAGTTCGTTCTCTCTGTAGACAGGAACGACAGTCATGGTTTCACCCCGGCTGGAGTAAGTGGGGACATCATGTCGTTTCAGTAAAATAAAAAATTCAGGATTATCAAAGTGATAAGTAAAATGGGTAGTAGTCATAATACCCTCCTAATCATGCCAGATGTTTTCGATATCAGCCGTGGCTTTAGTAAGCATAATGTCAATCATGTAGAAGTGAGGAATACTGGCATAGTCATTGGAGCGTTTAAGAGTATCGTGTGCGTCAACAACACGTATACGGGCAAAGGCAGTATTCAGCCGGAGTCTGTCATTCATAATGATGTTGCAGAGTTTGAATCGCCAGCTGAAACGGTCATCACGAATGGTATCAATGGCGTTTTTAAAAAATTCAATCATAAAGCACCTCAAAAAAATGGGTAGCCAAAAAAATAAAAGAAATGGGGAGTATTTGCTCTGCTACACACTGCTGTGGTCGAGCAAGTGCTTACAGTGACCACGCAAACCTCCCCTGTCAGCCACTGCTGAGACTTGAACTCAGTCTGTGGCATAAAAAAATGCTGGCAAACCGCAGGAATGTAAATCCAGCAACTCTCTTCTAATATGCACGGCGAACCATCCGGCTACCGAGCACCAACCCCTACACTGGGCAAGAGTCTTTGTGCGTTTCGGCTGGGAATGTGTAGCCCCGTCCCAGACACTCGGTTTAATTCAGCCCCACGGCTCCCTGAGACGCTGACGCTGCAGACGTCCGTCCTTGGATAGAGTTGCCCCGTGAGGAAATTGGGAACAAATAAAAATAAAAAAAAGAGCCTGACTCCGAAAAGTCAGGCTCCTTATTACTTAAGCGAGGAGATTATTCCTCACCTTCGAACGGAACTTCATCCTCGGCCGGAGCTTCGATTTCGCCCTTATTGTTCGCAGTCACGAACGTGATACGAGGATTGCTCAGCTCCAGCTGGCTCTGAGGCTTGCCATCCTTGTCGATGTAAGCACGAGCCTTCACACGGCCCTCGACCACGACGGGACGGCCGGCATACAGATACTGAGCCAGCTTAGCACCGGGCTCACGCCACAGAGACACCCGATAGAACTGGGTGTGCTTGTTGCCCCGACGGTCAGTGTAGTTCTCCGCCAGGTTGAAGTCAGTGACCAGCGTCGCAATACCGCCCACTTCCACAGTGCGGGTCTCAGCGCCCTTAGAGATGTTACCAATAATGTTAGTCATACTTTTGTACCTCCATACAATTTCTTTTATGAGTACTTTCTGTTGTTCACTTGCCAATCAAGCCAAGTGTGGAAGTCATACTGTTCTGCCCGTATGCGACACCCGTTTATTTCGAGTCGGGACTTCTCTATCTGCCGGCGGTATTTTGATTGTGGGTAGCAGACGCCACATATATATCGAAACCCGGTACCCCCGAAGGGCACCGAGTTCACGATGCTGAGGGCTCGCTTGCGAGCCCAAATACAAATTGTTTGAGAATGGGGTCAAGTAGGTCGGCGGGAAATCTTTTGTACTGCTCTTCCATTCTGTTTGAGCTTTTGCATGAATTGCCGGCCAATACGCTCCCTTCGCGGTAAAGGAGGAGCGGTATACCCAACACCGTGCTGGGCTGAAAGAATCCGAATCTGGTATTTGAGTTCTTCAACAATTTGAGAGTTATATCTGTCAGAGTCATATCGTCCATACATAAAAGCACAGACAATAAGAACTATGACAAACAAATCTTCAAGAAAGTTCATGACAAGCTCCAGTCTTCAGGATAATCGAGCACTTCATCATTGGCATAACGCTCAATAAATGCGAGGAGTGCTTCGTCTTCAGCTTCGTTCATTCAACATACCTCTTTTGCTTTCTGGCATTCTTCCCGAGCGATGGCATCGACACGGGCATTCAGTTCGTCATCAGAATGGCCTTTGACTTTGACAAAGGTGATACGATGCTTACCCTTGTTGCCCTTCTCGATAAGTTCCATCCAGAGGTCAGAGTTCTTCCGGTTGGTAAACCAGTCCTTAGACTTATGGGAAGTGCAGTCAACGATATACTGCGAGTCTGTGTAAACCTGGATATTGCACGGAGACTTCTGGACACGATTCAGCCAGTCAATAACTGCGATGACTGCCTGAAGTTCCATCCGGTTGTTGGTAGTGATGCCGGAAACGTGCCCACGAACTTCACGTTCGCCTTTGCCACATTTCATGATAGCACCATAACCTCCGGGGCCGGGATTGCCGGAACATGCTCCATCGGTGTAAGCGATGATATTCATTTCTTTTGCTCCTTTCATAAAATTTTTGTTCACATTCAGTCAGCATTAAGCTGTCCACTCGCACCACTTCGGAGGCGTGAACTTTGCGAGCACCTCGGCGGGGCCCTAATCCGCCGAGGGAAAGGAGGAGTCCCATGAAGAATATGTCTAATGCCAAGGCGCTCTGTTCCTCAGCATCTTCAGTCAAATCGCCGGAGACCCGACATCTCCAGCGATCCAAACAGGTTTGTGTCAATCAGTGCTGGCAACACCTCAAAACACAATCTTGTCTGTCGGACATGCATAGCACTCAAACTGCCAGTTGCTATGGAGTCCCCTTACGTCAGTACAAGTCTGCCCGCCGTTTCAAGTGGGCAGAGTCGTAATGACCTAAGTCAGAAATTTCTTTCATCCACCCGGCCGGAGTCAAGTCAGCAGTCGGCGTGGGACGCAAGGAGTATGGAAGCCATACCCCAGAATGATGGACGGTTGCTTGCAACCGGATGAGCTCCATGACCACTCAAGCGGCGGTTCCATGGAGTTCACGATGCTAAGGGCTCGCTTGCGAGCCCATCCTCCACAACGTCAAACCGGAGGAGCACCATTGCAACACAGGGAACTAGTGACTTATGTTCGGAGCGTGGCGGAGCCAAAAAAATCCCCCGCCCGAAAAATTGGGGGTGCCCCCAGAGCCTAAAGGCTCATTACGAGAGACCCAGTGGATCTCCCGTCTATGAGCTTTTAGATGCAACTATTTTTAGTTGCAGTTACAGATAGCAATCATTTTTAGTTTCATCTTTCGAAGCGGACGATGTTCTGGAACATAGTTCTCACATCCTCAGCTTCTGTCGTTTCTGCTTCTGTGTCATGATGGGTTCTCTGCATGATCATTTCAAAGATCATGTCGGCCGTATCGTTCCGGGATGTGGGATAAAGAATCTTACCAATCTTGTCGGTGAAGATGATCTCATAGTCATCCCAAACATTGTACCAGCCATTCAGAGCATCGCACATGTCATCAATTGTTTTGGAGCTGTGACGGATAAACTCAACAGTGTATCCTTCCCTCTTGATGGTAGAAGACTCGATGATCCTCCAGCCTTCGAAGATGCTCTTGCGATACCCGGAATAGGAGGGCAGCGGAACCACAGACGGCCGGGTCGGAGTTGTCTTATGATACACTTTGACATTTTTGATGTCGCCCCAGTTGGCAAGAAACTGATACTCTTTTCTTGTCTGTTTCTCAGAATCAAACTCACGATGATAGATTTTATCTTTGTATTCATAAACGATCTGATACATAATGAATTTCCTTTCTGCTCGTTCAGCCGATAGCTCAGCTATGTTTGTCGATTATTCAATACTTCTGATATGTTCTTCTGTCATACACGGCTTAAGCAAATAAATCCATTTTGTTCCATATCCTTCTGTTCCTATGGAATTTAAGATGATTTTATTTGCTTCTTCAAAGGTAAAATCTTCAAAGACATAGTCCGGGTCTTCAATCTTCCATTCGATGTTGTACTTAACAAGATGTACACGGCGCTGATTCCACCTATCGAATTCTTCCGCATTTCCGTTGTTAAACGTCCTTACTTTGTAAACACGGCCGGAAATGTCCAAGACAGTGCAAACGACAGATGCTTTGGGATACTTTTTACGAACATTGCAGAAATACTTTTCGGCAGGTTCTTTAAAAGCAAACTTTGCAGTATGCATTCCTTCAAGATCGAAGTCGTTGCACCAGTCAATCCGATATTCAAAATCAAGCTGAGCATCCATAGGTTTCTCCTTTCTGTCCGTCTGGCCGATGACCCAGCCTTGTCGTTAGATAGTGTCTTCGTAGTCGTATTCCTGCTGGAACCAAGTCGGTTCTTCGCAGTCTGGAATCTCTTCGACAGGAGCAGAATTGATCATTTCAAGAACTCCTTCAAGTCCCTGAGGAATCATTCCAACGAACTTGTCAATCAGTTCGAGCTCCTTCACAGCGAGAGTCTTGGCCTTCGTCATGTCAGGCATGGAGACCTTTGCTGCTTTCATCTTCTTCTCGGATACTTCCGGGAATTCCGGCTCTTCTTCTTTCAACAGAAGCAGGCCGTCACCGCAGATGTCAAGGAAGTAGTTGAACAGCCGCTGAGCAGAGAAGATGGTCTTCTCGTACTTCTCACCATCAGCCGTGGTAAATGTTCCAGTCCTCGTCAGAACATCAATCGTGCTCCGACTGTTAGTTCTATGCTGAACCATCAGATTGGTGAACAGCTTCAGAGCATCTTCAGCGTCGATGTCTTCGCCGGTCTTCACCTTCTTCATTGCTTTGGTCCAGGCGACAATCGCGATCTTGGCGAGGGCATAACGTTCGTTGATCTTGGAGATCGCCTTGACCAGACGCTCTCTCTCTTCCTCTTCGTTATCCTCGTCTTCATTTTCCGCCCGAAGAAGGTCTTTGCAGGTTGCTGCATGATCCTTGTACAACAGCATGAACAGATCCTTGGCACGGAGCAGAGTTCCATGTTCAAGACCATATACATTCTCCAGTTCAACGGGCAGCGGAACGCACTGCTGACCATCACCAGTTTCGGAAGTGTACAGATTCACATCTTTCGCTTCCCACTTGACCGGATGAACGGTGTAGTAGAACCGGTCTTTACCATCACTCGCTTTAGTGATTTCAGAAACGACCGGAAGACCACACTTCGACATCAGATCTTCCATCGTCTTGGCATACATATCCAACACACCAGAGCCGGGTTTCTTATCGAAGCCTTTCTTGGTCTTAGAGGCTTTGTTGAAGTCTTCAATGGTCTTGTACTTCTTTGCATACCGAGTGAAGTACGGGCTGAACAGATAGACTTCTTCACCCTCTTCATTGCTGACGATGAACGGAAGCAGGTCGTTATTGGCTTTCCCATGCTTGAACTCGTCGATATCGTCACCCATTGCACAGGCATGATCAGAGATGACAATTGCGTCTCTTTCAGGGTTCACACTGTCCCTCATGCTGTCAGCGAACTGGCTGAGGAAGTACTTCAGAGAAGTCGCAATGAGACCCACACCATTCGTCAGACTGTCAACCTTCATCTGGAAGAACTGCTCGAAGGTTTCGTCTGTCACCATGGTCTTGTCTTTCTCAGTGCCTTCGGTGTTAATCGGAATGACCATGTACGGCATACCGATATTCCGCTTCTGAGCTTCGATCCATGTCTTTTCAGAGAACGCAGTCACAGCATCGCCGTCATAGTCAGCACCCTGAAGCCGAAGAGCATACAGATTCCTTACAGGGATGCAACCCTTGTCATCGGAGGTCGGAACCGGAAAGATGATGACATCTTCGGGCACGGTTTCGTCGATGTACGCTTTGACGATGATCGTTTCAGACGGAGCACCATGCGGATACCGCACAAGTGCGATCTCGATGTACCGTCCCTTGTCATCCAGATGAGTTTCTTTGCCGTAAGAGAGAACCTTCTTGTTCTCTTCGTCCTTCACGTACTTACGGCCAGCGTAGTACGGGCTGACACGAATCTCTCCATGAAGGCCAGTCTTGGCAGCTTTCTTGGCTGCTTCGTTGATATCCATGTCATGGACATACACATAGCTGTAAGCCAGCTTGTCCTGATACATCTTCAGATACTGTCCTTCAGCCATGAACTTTCCCTGAGCATTCCGCAGGAACATCGCACCAGCCTGAGTGTCAATCTGATTCATGACGAGGTCTTTGTAGATCAGGTTGGGACGAGCAGCAAATGCACGTCCACGAGACGTGTTGACATTCGCCATCTTCATCCAGGCGATCTTCTCGAACTGAAGTGCCCAGATATTGAGAGCTTCCGGCTTGAGCAGAGACGTGATCTCTTCTTCAGTCAAAGCCAGATTCGTAGCGTTGGGCTGAGTGCCCATGATGCGACGCTTGGCTACCTTGTGGTCACCGGACTGCCACTGCTTCATCAGCGTGGTCAGTCCCCACATTTCACCATGCTTCACAAGGTCTTCAAGGGAGTCATAGGCTCCAAGGCCTTTAACCAGAGAACTGTTCAGCAGCAGAGTGTCACCCTTCGTAATAGTCCGTTCCACTCCCCAGTGGTCAACTACTTTGCAACCAATATCAGTTGCAAGTCCCGGCTGGATCATGCCCTTGATACCGTAGCCCAGATGAGCAACTTTCATCCACAGCTTGTTGGCGAAGCGTCCATCTTCATGGCAGAACCAGTGCTGACCCTGACCGTCAGCGATAACGTCCTTGATAGAGTGCTCACCGTTGCCCTTCCAATAGATATGGTTCTCGCTGTCCTCAGTGGGATACAGAGACCGGCTCTTCTCATCGACAACGATGATGTTCATATCCTTCAGTTCGGGGATGACGTAATCGCCGCTGATGGGGCGGCAGCTGCTGAACAGCATGCCACGATTCTGCCCAACGACCACGCCGTACATCTTCTTCTCATACTCAGTGAGAGAGACGGGCTTGTCGGTGTAGTAGCCGCGATACTTCTTTGCGGTGCTGGGAGACACGGTAAACAGGTAGCCACTGGCCTTGCCCATTTCAATGGGGTTGCCATCGTTCAGAATGTTGATGCCATCGAGTTTCATGTTTTTGTCCTCCTTATATTTGTTTGTTTCTTACGGTTAGGGCAACCGTGCATGTATCAACCAACATGCCTTGATGTGCGGTGCTTAACGTCCATACCGCATATCCCGGGACTAAGAAGTCCATGAAAATAAAAAAAGGAGAACCTTTTACAAGGCTCTCCAATTTCTTACCGACGATTCTGGAAGATAGTGACAGTTATATCGAGACAGAAGTCTGCAACCTGCAAACGATCCGTATCGTCTCCGGTAAACACGTTATCCGTGTTATATACCGAAGCCAAACGGTTCAGCATCTTGCAGGAGGTAATCGCCTCGTTGTGACGGATGCGCCGCCTCTGATCAACGGCTGCAACCCGTTCCCGAAGCTCTTCGCCTTCGAGGGTTGCATAGAAGCGACGAATCTGGGCTTCGCCTACATCGACATCTTCAACGTACTTGGTGCAGTTCTTAACGATCTCTTCAACGAGTTCGAGATCGTCTGCGTTTGCCTTATCAAAGATCTTCTGAAAGGCAACGGGGTTGATGAATTTGATCTGATAGTTCCTTTCCATAATGTTTTCCTCCTTTGGCCTGGGCTCTAGTCCCGAAAAGCCGCAAAAATAAAAAAGGCCAGATTGACTGGCCTTTATCTCAGACGGCTGTTACAACGTCTTTGATCTTAAACAGCCGACGTCCATTACATGCTTCAAGAACTTTTGTTCTTGAGACCCATGTGCATTTGATAACCGTTGCGATGGAAGGAATTCCATTAGGCATAGCGATAAACCGAGTGCCTGTTTTGAGTTCTTTATTGCACTCAAAGGGATACATTTTAGCTTTGGGACTATTCGAGAATTTAGCCCAGATGCCCCAGGTAAAAGGTTTGTTCTCAGGTGGCATGTGCACCGTTCCGTCAGGATAGATGCCCATGAGTTCTGTAACTGTAGGATCAGAAAGATACTGAATCCAGAGCTGGTTTGCATACTCCCTAACCTCTAAGGGAGTGGTGTCCTTCCCGGTGTACAGGTGGAGCTCCATCTGATACGGGACACCATTTTTCTTCATCTTGAAAACTAACATCATAATCTCTCCTTTCAATAGTTCGTTTAGTTTCCATGAGAAATAAAAAAAGAGAGCGAATTAACGCTCTCTTTGTGTTTAGATTGGTAGTTCGTCTGCGGCGTAGTTTTCAAGATAATCTTTGCGACGATCCTCATCGTCAAAGACTTCTTTAGGATCTTCTTCTTCGGAAAACGTCTCTTCGACCTCAAGGGCTTCGATGTCTTCCCAATAGTCAGGTTCATAACCTCCCGACATTAAAGAATTAAGACTAGCCATTTTTCTTCTCCTTTCTATTTAGTTGTAGTAAGTTTCTAACATTGTTTGTACCCAATTCATATCAAGATGTATTCCGGTATAAGTGGGTTGTCCCATTACATCATCAAGAATATATTCTGGTTTGCCTTGAGGATACAGATTGAAAACAACGGCATCATAAATGTCGAAATCTTCTATTCCTTCCCATTCCCAAATGAGACCAACAGAATCCATGATAATGATGAGATCGTTATCTTCATCAATGTCGCAAATGAAACCTACTCTGTTATAGGTTTCTTCTGCAAAACAGCCAGCTGCAGCTGCCATTACAACAATAGCAACTAATACTGTCAAAGCCATTTTGCAACGGGAATTGTTCATAAGAGCACCGCAAATGATTGAAACGACAAAACCACAAGCAACGGCATAGAGTAAAAAAGCAAACATGTGAATACCTCCTATTTAAACTTTTGTTAAATGTCTGTTAAAAGCAATGATATATGCTTCTTGAAGAGCTTCTTTATCTACCCATTGCGGTAACGGGCAGATTTCTTTTGAAGACACTTTGTTCTGAGAACAGATGAAAACACAAAACATGTTATTCGTTCCGATGGCTGTTTCTAACGTTCCATTATCCATTGAGAGCACCTCCTTTTTATTTATGGTTAAACTTCCCAGCAGGAAGCCTTGCCAAGCTCAGACAGAACTTTGCGACTTGCTGTCATGTCGGCAGCAGAAACGCAAAGCTGAATCTTAGTCTCAGGCATGGGCAGAACAACATCAGAGTATTTCGAGGTTGTCCATTTGCCCATGTGCGATTCGATAGCATTCGCCACCAGTTCCATGTCATCATCACCCGCAAAGAAGTCACGGATAAATTTCGCGGCGAGGAGCGGATGTTCATGGACGGTATTGTTGCCACCATTCACACCGCGTTTCAGGATGTCATGAAGCAGGCCAGCTGCTACAGCGCAGTCAATTTCATGCTGTGTCATTCCCCAAGCAGTCGCAATTTCATGTGCGAAATATGCAACTAAGAGAGAATGTCTCATGACACCGCCATCACCCAGGTCAAAGTCCGGATGATACTTTCCGGAAGAGCTAGCAGCATCGTGAAAGAAGTAAGTCGGAGCATTGTTCCAAACCTTCCGCGCCTTCCAGCGGATATCAGTAGAGGAAATCAGAGAGAGAATGAACATAATAGTGATAGCCATATGGATGCCTCCTTTTCATTGGTCGAATTTACGCTGAAAAATTTTCACTAAGCAACAAAACCACATATCTATTCCATTCCCACACCATTTTCAAAATTCATCTTCAACAAAACTAAAACTACTTCCCATACATTTGTAAAAAACATAAACAATACAAAAATAGTTAAGTAGATATTTTTGACTTTTTTTATCTTTTTCAAGCGTGTCCTTCGAAAACGACCGTAAGGGAGAGACTATCTCCAAAATGATTAAAACAGGAGTGATTACTATGACTGAGATACCGAAGTATGTGTTTGATAAGGAGTACTCCACGCAATGGCGCAGAGAAGTGCAATTCCTCAAAAATAAGGGAATTAGTTACACTTACGCTAAAAAGCATTACAAGTACCCTATTATTCGGTATAAGTACACTAAGACACCGGAACTCTTCTTAGCTCTGGCTGAGTTTTATAATCAGGTTCGGAATGAACAGTTTTTTAAGGATGCTGATAAAGCATACAAGTCTATGCCTTTAGAGGATGGCTGCATCAAACTGTCGGCCGACGAGTTGACGGACTCTGAAAAGAAACTTTTGGAAATTAAGGAAGAGGAAATTGTTGCCGTGTTAGATGATACGGAGTGATAATATGCCTTACGTATTATCGAAGACAAAAGGAAAACCGCCCGCTCAGACAAGACTGTGTTTACACTGTAATCAGACAAAACCTTTAGCAAATTTCTATGCGAATCGAGATTGGATAGACAATGGCAATAAGGATAAATGGTGCAAACAGTGTCTTGCCAAGATACATACAAAGGATGAGATGAGACGGTATTTCTGGGAGAATAACAGACAATGGAAAGAGAATGTTTGGGAAAACGCTCTTAAACAGGCAGAAGTTCAGGCTGCGAAGTCTACTGTTTACCAGAAGTCCAACGAAGAACGTCGGGCTGTACTTTTGGAATCTATTGCCTGTCCTATTATTCCTACTTTAATGCAGAAAACACAGAATTATAAATTTGAAGACCATACTCAGGATACCAATACCAATAACTATGATGAGGCTAAAGAGAATGGGAAGATCGTTGAATTGGATTCAGCCCGAGCCAAAGACAAAAACCTCAAAATCTATAGTGAATTTTTTAATGGCGAGTTTAAGCCTTCTGAAATTGAGTATCTTGAGAATTACTATGCTGGCCTTGAAGAAGACTTTGACTTATCTGATACGGCTTTAAAAGATACAGCAAAGAAAGTGGCCAAGGCTTCTTTGATGGCTGATAAAGCTCAGAATGAATACATGCTGGGTCGTGGGTCTTTACAGGATGTTAAAGACGCAAATGCCGTATTGGACTTGTTAATGAAAACAGGAAACTTTGCAGCATGCAAACGTAAGCCTGGTGATAAGAATACTTTAAACAACTGGGCTGAAACTACTCAATATTGTGAAACACATGGTTATCCATGTATCAAAAAAATAGAATGGCCAAAGGATGTTGTAGATCAGGCTTTGGATGGGTTAGGTTTTATTATTGAGTCTATGCGGGACGACGATATGGGTGATGTAAATGATTGATGTACGAAACCATGCACATGCACGGAAAACACCACGCACTAATCGTTTTGGCCCTGTAACTAATTGGGACGTTATTGAAGAGCAAGTTATCTATTACAGAACGCATATGGATATGTTTATCGAAGATGCGTTTGCTCCGATAAAACTTAGTCCTGTACAACACGTTATAGCCAGAGGTGTAGGCAATGCTACAACTTCTGTTATTGTTGCATCTCGTGGATATGGTAAAACATGGATTACTGCTTTATTGGCAGTATCATTGGCTATTTTATATCCTGGGACATCTATTCTTGTTGTTGCACCTACGGCCGACCAAGCTACTCGTGTCTGTGAAAAGATACGTGACTTGTGTAATGAGAATGAAAATTTCAGGAATGAAATTAAACCCACCAATGCACGGACTTATGTTTCTATTTCCAAAGATGAGTCTTCTTGCACATTAAAGAACGGCAGCACAATTAAATCTGTACCTATGCAGCGTGCTCGTTCATATCGTGCCAAGCTGGTTATTGTTGATGAAGCCAGAGACGTTGATATGAAGATCGTGCGTGAAGTTGTTAAGCCGACTCGTAATGAAACACGTTACAATGCAAGAGCTTATGACTTTGATGACTTTGATTCAAAGATCATTTATATTACTTCTGCTTGTCCTAAGAGCTATGAGTTCTATGACGAATTCAAACGAATAGTTCATGAACGAGCAAAGGGAAATAAGTCGTATTTTGCGTGTGTTATAAACTATAAAACACCTATTGTTGAGAATCTGACAAAAGCAAGCTATTTCGAAGAAGAACGTAAAGGCAATCCAGAAGCAACATTTGCTATGGAGTATGAATCTAAATTCTTAGGTTCTTCTGATAACTCTGCACTTCCATTTGACTTAGTTCAGAATTGTAGAACGTTGAATAATGTTGAAATGGAACAACCTAAAGGTTCCAAGTCAAGATATGTTATTTCTTTGGACATAGCTACGTCTAAAGCTAAAGGTTCTGACAATAGTATTTTAATGGTACACAAGTTCAATGAAAAGAAAGATGGTTCTTTCAGCCGGCAAGTGGTACATATTCGTTCTTATAATGGCGTACCATTAGACAGGCTGACAGAAGAAGTCCGTAAATACTATCATATAAAATTCCCAAATACTGAAAAGATTATTTACGACGCCCGTGGCATCGGAGATAGTTTTGACAGGTTTTTTGATAAAGCTTGGATAGATATGGAGTCAGGTAAAGAATATCCGCCTTTAGTTGTGGACGATGAAACTTTGACAAATTCAGATGCTATACAGGCTCTACATCCATTTAGGGCAGTAAATACTCTTAACCAGCGTATTTATACGAATTTAAGAGTTGCTCTGGAAAAACAGACTATTGAACTTCCAAGTTCATCCAGAGTTATCAAGGAGAAATTAAATGAACTTGATAAAAAGATGAATAAGGAAGAATTTGCTAATTTCCTCGAAGCAGATGCTTTGCAGATTGAAATGGGCAATATCGTAGCCAAGACAGGAGCAAGCGGTAACGTTCTGTATGATGTTCCTAAGTCTACTATGCATAAGGATAGATATTCATCCTTAGCTATGGGTAATGATTACATTTCAGAACTGGAAAAAGAAAGTATCAAACGTCATCAGCATGGCCCTGTCTGTGTTGGTATTGTTGGCGGATTTAATGATGCGACATCTAAACGTATTATGAAGTCTTTTGGAAAATTTTGATAGAAAGGGGCTGAGTCCCAATGGGTTTATTTGATCGGTTTTTTGGCCGAACCCAGCAAATTGCGGCTGAACAGCCTCACAAAAAAAGAGAGATAGCAGTTGGAGCAAATAAAGACAATGATCTTGAAAATATTGCAAGCTTTAATAATGCGAACTTTACTTTCAGCGGTGAACTTGCAGACTTTGACTATGTTTCCATATTACGAAACAAACAGGAAAATATTCAACAACTGTTTCAGTTAATGGACTATTATGTTGACGCAGATCCTATTGTTCATGGAATAGTCAAGCATGTATTTGTTCCTTTTTCTACTTGTTCCGACTGGTATCTTACAGGATCAAAGAAAAAGACTTATGCTTTATTCGAAGAACAATACAAAAGAATGCGCTTAAGAGAAAAGATAGACGCTATTATGTTTGAAATGTGGAAATATAATAATGTCTGTTGTTATTTATATAATGGCGATTTGATTACTTTGCCTATTATGAAATGGCGTATTGGTAATACTACTTTTAACGGAACACCTATTGTTGACTTTAACTGTCAGGCCATTCTTAATGAACTTAGAACGAAAACATATCAGGTTGAGGATAAGTTTATTAAAGATAGTCAAACAGATTACGTTTTGAAAGGTTATCCAGAAGAAATTCAGAAAGCAGTAAAGGCCGGTAAAGAATATGCTCAGTTAAATCCTGAAAATACTTTTGTATTACAGGGTACTAAAGAAACATGGGCAAGATACGCTGTACCTTTTATTACGGCATGCCTTCGTGCTTTAGCGAAAAAGGAACTTATTTCTGGTTATGAAGATGCTATGTTAAACATTGGCAAACGTAGTTTTGTTCATGTTAAATATGGCGAAAGTGGCAAAACAAATGATATTTTGCCAGATCAAACTCAATTAAACCAAATAAGAAAAATCTTCTTAGGTGCTATGAGTGGTACTCCTTTGGCTGTTACCAACCACTTAGCTCAAGCTGAACCAATTCAGTTTGACATGGATGATTTATTCCAGTGGGATAAATACAGAAATGTTAATAATGACATTCTGGCAGCTGGCGGTATCAGTGGAGTACTGGTTACTGGTGTTTCTGAAGATGGTTCTACTTTTGCTTCGGCTCAGGTTTCAACTCAAACAGCCGAGGCTCGTATAAATTCTGTCCGTGATGAATTCTGTGAAATGATGACACAAATAAATAAGCGTTTAGCAGAAATGATTCCCGGAGCTTACAACTTAAAAGAACCGCCTGAATTCCACTTTCAGCCGCTTTCTATTGAAGGTAAGAAAGCTTTGCGTGAACGTGCTCTTGAACTGTGGGAGAAGGGTGTTGTTTCTACAGAGCATATGCTTAAGACTCAGGGTTATTCAATCGAAATTGAGAGAGAAAACCGTGAAAAAGAGAAGTCTGACGGAACAGATGAAGCTATGCTTCCAAGGGAAGTTGGGAATGCTACATACGTAGACAATTCCACAACCAATAATGACGTTGGTCGTCCCGAAAAGGACGATGACGAACGTACATCAGACCCAGAGGCTGCAATTAGAGGCAAAATGCCTAAGCCAAGCAACCCAGAAGGATCGATTGATGACGGGTCGTAATTCAGGCGGCAATACAATCCTGAATAAGATTGTCTCGCTATAAAGAGACATAGATACGGTTACAGCGCCTATAAAGCTGAAAATTTTTGATAGTTCTATCAACGCCTCTTACGAACGAACAATTCCAATTCTAGCGTTTCAGTAATGCGTAACTTGATAGATTCCGGGCATCCGAAAGGTGTAAGTCCCGGAACTTTTGCCCTATTGTACGGGCAGAAAAAGGATGTGAAACTTTTTGAGCAGGTATACTACCCAGCTTGATCTGCATGAAACACAACTGCTTGTACAGGACTTAGTCGAAAAAAAGAAGGGCGAATGTAATAAAACATGGCAAGAAATAATAGACGAATATGGTCTTGGATGCAGCGAAGATACTTTACGTAAAATAAGTCTTGGTGTTGAACTTGCTAAGGATGCTGGTTTACTTTTAGGTATGAACGAATCTTTGGACAGAGAATATGTCGAACGTCAGAAGATACGCGATATTCAAAAAGACATTCGAAAAGATATGCGTGAATTATCACGCACAGAGTTAATTTGTGAGCAAATTCAAAACGCAATAAAGTCATTAGAACCAATAAAATTTGAAAACACTATTGTGCCAATTAATAATCCTAAAAAGGATTTGATTATTGGTATGGGTGACTTTCATTATGGAGCTGACTTTGAAGTTTACGGTTTACGTGGAGAAGTGCTGAACAAATATAATTCAACAGTCTTTGAAAAACGTATTTCCGAATTAACGGAACATATTCTGCGAATTTGCATAAAAGAGTCTCCTGAACAACTGACTATTATGATAGTTGGAGATATGTTGGATGGACTCTTACGTGTAAGCCAACTTCAACGACTTGAGTTTGGAGTTGTAGAAAGCACAATACGTTTTGCTGAGGCGTTTACTTTATGGTTGGTTAATCTGGCGAAACAGATTAATTTACCTATTCGTGTTTATGCTGTCAGAGGAAATCACGGAGAAATAAGGCCTTTAGGCACGAAAGCCGCTCAGTTTCCAGAAGAAAACATGGAACGTATTGTAATGCATTATTTACATGCAAGATTCAAAGATGTTCCTAATGTTATTATTGAAGATAA